TTTTCGAAGATGTTGATGGTAGCTATACTGATTCTAAGGGTAAAAATTACAGAGCCTTGGACGGCGGCATCATTCGGAACAGCGGTGAAGCATTCACCAATATTTTGACAGTGAAAACGCAGTTTACAGCGGAAAAAGAGTGGAAACTGACAGAACAGGGGGAAACTGCACTTCCGGGGAAAGCGGTTCTCTATCTGTACCGCTTTGAAGAGGACGACAGCAGATCGGAGGAGGAAACCTCTGCTGCGATCAGCAATGCTTATCAAGTTCCGGTTGCAGAGGACTCTGCGGAGATCGTTTCAGTTGCACTTCAAGAAAACGACTATGCAAGCATAGATGCAGACGGAAAGCAGCATATCTCGCTTTCGGGTCTGGATGAATACAGCAAAAACGGTAAAAAATATGTCTACTTCATGAAAGAGGTTATGACAGATTTTCAGACAATTAACGGCACACCGATCAAGTATACTGTGATCACGGAAACGCTGACAGATGATACCTATACGGCGAATGTAAGAAATTATATGGGTTCAATTCTCTATGAAAGCATGAACGTTAAAAAACGTTATGTGATCGGCGGTGACGAGAATGTTCTTTATGATGCACACATGGTTCTGGTAAAGAATACACCGCCGGAGGAAAAAGGTGCAGATCGGAACCAGAAGTATTACTTCAAAAGCTTTGACAAGCAGAATAACATCAATATTTATACCACAAATCCAGATGAAGCATTTCAGGTGACATTAAACGAGAAGAACAACTGGTACAACACTATAGATATTCAGTACGGCACATCCAGTGATCTGCATTTTGAGGAATACACTCTGGTAAAAGATACACAACATTCTTACACGGTAGATTACAGTAATGTACAGTGCAGTGCGGATGGTACGAAGTGGACAGGTGCAACAGTTTCCACGGATAAACAGGTGTATGCCGTTACGATTGAGAAGCAGAGCGATAATAAAAGCTATCTTGTAACCAACCAGCGTGTCGGCGATGTAGAGGCAACGATTATCGTCAAGTGGCACGAGGGAACTTTTGTAGATGAAACTCGACCGGATATCGTGAATTATACACTGACACGTTCAGATGGAGCAGCGTATCACCTGAAGGCAGATAAAAATACCGGAATGGTAACAATCACAGACGGTGACGGAAAGGAAACCAGCGTTCCCATGCAGGTAGAGGGTGACCAGTGAACCTTTGTTCTCGGCGGCCCTGAGAACAAAGGTTTGGCACTACCGAAATATACTTCGGACACTGCGGTGACAGTCAGCTATTTGCTGGAAGAGGACGGACGAGATATTTCCAATAAGGTAATTACATTTAACTCAGAGAATGGAAACTATACGGCAGCAGGAAAATTGGAGCGTTACAGTGCTGTAAAAACAAAATCTTATACCGAGGCACCCAATCGGGATCATGATAAGACCACAGTAACCTTTGAACATATTCTAGAGAAAAAAGTTGGGAAAACATTTTATAAAGTGTGGTGCGATAAAGATGTGAAAAGTGAACGTCAAAGTCCGGCCCTCACACTTTATAGCGCAACAACACTGACTCCGGAAAGCGATAAGGACTATAGCGGTCTACACCAGAAGAACTCTGACAGCACAGGAGACCGGATATTCGGAGAACTATGAAACATGGGAAATTGACTATGAATCTCTTCCGGCATTGGATGAAAAGGGAAACCAGCTGTATTACTGGCTGAAAGAAACTAGCAAGTCTGGTGCCAACTATGCTGATCCAGTTTATTTTGCAACTGTAACAGACTGTGACGCTGCTTTGAAAAGTTCTGATCGTAATAATGCGATGCTGCGTACTTCACCATCTAACGGCGGTGCACCAACTTGTAACAATCTGTATCAGTTTACGCCAATCGGAAATTTAAGCACCACTTATGCACCGGAAAACGGTTGTATCCTGAACGTAATCGATCAAAGCACCATATTCTCTATGACAAAGAAGTGGACGAATATGCCTAGTGGTGCAAGTGCCGGTAATTTAAAGTTCACTTATACATTGATGGCAAAGTTTGCAGGTGCAGATGCGCCTGTTCCAGTTGCATCTCTGGAAAAGACATCGCTGGAAGGTTTCACGGAGAACTTTGCAAACACAGTTTATCGCACTGACAGAGAAGTGCCACTCTATGATCTCTACGGCAGAAAATTACATACAGCATCACAGAGAAAGTCATCGATACCATTGACAATACGGACTATACCGACAAAATTTTCAAGCCCTCCGTGGCAGGCAGTACAGAAAGTTCTATCACACTCAGCAATGACTATATGGGCAGTAACAATAAGGCGGACATTGCAGTAGAAAAGACATGGAGCGGTGTTCACAAAGATGAAGCATATCCTTCCATTGAGTTGTACCTATACCGTTCAGAAACAAAGCTTACTAGTGAGTCTGCGGCAATAGAAGCATATGAAGACACTGTCAGAGTCAAAAATACGGAAGCATATCAGAAACTGACCTTGTCCAGTGGAACGGCAGGTAGCGACAATCCCACTGTAACTGGTGTGTTCCGAAACCTGCTGGTGTATCAACCGAACGGTGAGAAGTATCATTACTACATCATTGAGCATAATTTTCATGATCAGGTGTATGAAGCAGACAAGAATGATGCGCTCTCTGGTGACAATGCTGCTTATTGCGTGAAAGAGATCCAGCTTAAAAAAGATCTGACAGATACTTCACAATCTGCAACCCAGAATCATGTGGCATTTATTAATACTTACCAGCGGAAGTATGGAAATCCGGTTACGTTGACTGGTACAAAAACCTGGATCGATTATCATAATAAAGCAGGTTCCAGACCGGATACCATTTCTTTGAAAGTTATGCGCAGCAAGTATGGCACTGTTTCTAGTGCAGAAGAGATGCCTGCTGATTCTTATGATATTCGGTGGACAAAAACTGGAAATGATACTTGGGAGTATACAGTCACTTCAAAAAACGCATGGGAGCTCAACGATTCTTCTGGTTATAACTGGACATACTATGTGGCAGAATCCACAGTGCCGTCTGGATACAGCGTGTCAAATAATTACACCAAAATCGACAGAAACAAGATGACAGAAGGTGTAGTCAGTGGGGATAAGAAACCGGTGACGATTCCCATGGAAAAGTCGATCACCAATCAGCTTTCCACAAAGTTTACCGTAGAAAAACAATGGCTCGGCGATTCTAACAATAAGTTTCAGACAAGACTTCCAGTTTGGATCAGACTGCAGTATTCTGTGGATAATACCACATGGAAAAATGTCAGTGAGTTGATCTCCAATGGATGCGGTACAGATGGAACATCAGCCTATGATGATCTGATCACACTAAATCCTCCTGAAAATTTACAGACCTATTTTGCAAGCTATACCTTTGAAAAGCTGCCGTCTGTTTTGTATGAAAACGGAACAGAAAAGAAGATCATATATCGGGGCATTGAGGTTGATGATTCCGATGCTCCGATTCATTTAGACAGCAAGAGCGGTGAATACCTAAATCAGGGGTATCGTGTCACTGATGCAAACACTGTTTCCAACGGACCAAAAAATTATGTGAGAAACTATCTTTCTACATTTGACCTGACAGTGGAAAAGGTTTGGGTAGACGACAACAATTTCTATGAGCAGCGTCCCAATAGTCTGACAATCACGCTTCAGCGGACGACAAAGGAAAATCCGGACTATGATGCATCATATGATGTATCTGGAAATACAGACGAAAGTGCCGGCTGGGTGGACGTGAAAGATACGGGAAACAATCTGATTCAGTATACCACGTCCAAATCCAACGCACTAAAAACGGATGCAAACAAATGGAAGATCTCAGTCAGAGATATTCCGTCTTATTCTACAAACGGAGAAAAATATTACTATAGAGCGGTTGAAAGCGTGGATACGAATGATCCATATAATGCTGGCATGTCCCTCAAAAATTACAAGTTGACACAAAGCTCTGAAGGTGCAAAAACAACACTAACGAATACAATCATTCAGAAAACCAAAGCATATTCTGTTCAGAAAAAATGGGGGAAAACATCGGTAGGTACGGCAATTCTAGAATTGATCTATCGCACGGAAAACACATCATGGACACAGTATACCAATGAATACGGCAAAAATGTTCGTGTCACCTTGGACGGTACGGCAGATGCAGACAATGGCCAGCTCGCATTGGAAAGCAGCGCATGGACTGCGACATGGAAAAATCTTCCGAAGCAGGACAGTGAGGGAAATGCGTATATCTATGCAGCTGTAGAAGTAGATGCAAGCGGAAAGATTATCACGTCTTCTGATAGCTATCTGATCGAAACGGACAGGAATCACCCCGGTGTAATTTACAATATTGAAAAGACATCTTTGACGGTTCAGCAAACATGGGACGATCAAAAGAATCAATACGATCTTCGGAATGCACCGATTTATCAGATCTATCGCAAATTGCAGACAGACGGTATAATGCCAACAAGTGCAAGCTGTGATTATGCCGCAAGCGGGTGGGAACCAGTGGATCTTTCTGCATCTATAACATATACGGATTCTCAAATTGTTAGCGATTTGAAGGTGGCAGCGACACCATATGTAATAAGAGGCGGTTCTGTCATAAAAGATGATGTCAATAAAAATCTGGTGAAAGCATCTTCTACGGCGGATAATAATACGATTACCATCTCTAATCTGCCGAAATATGACAAGGATGGAAATTCGTACGAATATATTGCCATAGAACAGCAGACGAATCAAAACAAAGCGTATCAGTTCCAATATGAGGGCAACACTACCTATTCCAAATTTAAGGATGATCCAAGCAACTATCAAGAGGCAAAGTCTTCGTTTACAAATGCAAGTGGCTGGAAAGTTGCTATAACCAATCAGCTGATCACCGGCAATATTGCCGTACAGGAAATCTTTGATGATGCTGTCGACAGAATCAAAAATTCCGTAGGCAGCGTATCGAAAAGTCAAAATGTAGACGCTGTACGTCCGAAAGCGGTAACAGTACAGCTTACTGCAAAGAGTTTATCCAAGGGCATTGCAGTCGGTGAAGTTTCCTTTGTCGGTTATCAATACACATGGAAGCAAGTTCCAGTTTACAAGAACGATGGCTCGAATTTTGCATATCAAGTGACATCTAAGGAAAAGACAGCAAATACTTTGAGTAAGTATAAGATCAAGACAGAGCAGGGTATTGTTATCAGCGGATCTGCTGCAGTGGATAACAGCAAGGTGACTGCTACAAAAGGCGGAGCATCTTCCAAAGATGCGTACATAGCCGGAATTTGTATCTTTGAGAGTGATTCAGAGGCAATTACTGTGACATTTTACAATGTTTATACGCCGGAAGAAATCACAGTGCAGGCGAAGAAGTCCTGGTCTAATCAGACAGACAACACCGCTGCTGCAAATCCAGATGTTAAGGCTTACCTGGTTGCAAAATTCAAGACGGATGCTGTAACAGAAACCGCCTGGCTTGTTCCGGCAGAGAACTGCAGTAATATGACCAATTGGATTCTTTTAGGTAATGCATGGAGCCAGGGTAGCACATTACCATCGAATGATCAAAATGAAATATACTGTAAAACACTGGATCCAAATGGCACAAAGGCAACATGGGAAAAACTTCCGAAAAATGCGGTGAATTATGCTTACACAGAATCCGGTGCATCACCAAGTCTCGGTGATGCAAACGGAATTACCTATCAAGTGTATGAGAAAGAAAAAGTGACAATCTCTAAAACTAGAAGAAAAAACGGATTTATTTAGGAGTGTGGTTTTCAGGAGAGATAGAGAAAACTGTATTATATTTCTCATTATATACGAATAAATCAGTACGAGGAGCAGGCGTAAGAAACCTGCTCCTCGTTTTCGAAGCTTGTATTGCCCTCTATTACTCCGTCAGGCAGTGTAAATGTGGTGGTCTTGCGTATCTGCTTACCCGCCATATCATAGTTCATTGATACCATGATACAAAAAGATTTTCCTCGTTTCTTAATGCTCGGCATTTTGTAGCCTCCTTTTAGATTTTGCCTTACTCTATATTCGCTCTGAATCGTCTGAAAGTCAAGTAATATTGTGGATTATCAGGTAGAAATACTTCCGCGAAATTTGTGCAGTTTATTTCTAGGAAACAGTACTGTCCTCAATTTGTAAGCCACGCTTCTGCAACTGTTTCAGAATAAATTTTTCCACAAACTTCTGCAAATCCAAAATGAAGTATCCCTCTATATCAAAATTACCCATTTTACTTTTATTGAATTTCCCATTCAGCACATTTCTGACCTGCGTGGATTTGAGCTCCAGTTCCTCCAAAAATGCGTAGAAATCCTTGTCACTAAGCAGAGAATCCAAAAGTTTGATCAGTGGTGCGGTACTTTCAAAACCCTCTGTATCTTTTGCATATTTCATGAGGGTAATTGCACTCTCTGATAAACCCAATTCCTCATGCAGAGCCTTATTTTCTGAACTGATACCTGTGAGCAGATAGTCAATATAGATACATGAAAATACTTTGCTGAAACGCTTCAATTCTTATGCAGAGATTTCTCCGAGCGGAAATGGATTACATATCTATGGCACTGATCCAAGAATTTCTCCGATTAGGAGCGTTATCTATTTGTTTTCAAAATAATATATATTATTAAAAGCTGATATAGTCGGTATACGATACATAGGCTTTCGTTTGCAAATTTTATCAATTTGATGTATAATGCAGACATACAATCAACGAATTTGAGGTGAATTGCTTATGACCGATATGCAGCCGAAGAAAATGATTATACTTGATATTTGTCAGTATTGATTCATCGCCGTTGCTGCCATATTCGATCGGATAGTTGCATTGAACAAGTGTGACAATATTACGGCTGATGGTTTTGCGGTCTACTTTCATTCCATATTCTGATACTAATAATTCTTGTATATCATGCTGGGATAACCTGTACTCTTTATCAGAGTGTTTCTGCAGAATATGCAGGATGTCAATTACGATCACAAGTTTCTAAACGGCGAACTTCGTCTGCTGATAGATAGTGTCCTGTTGACGGACGGTCTACCGAAAAATGACCGTATCAGTTTAATCCGTCGTATTGAAGGACTGTCGAGTAAATATTTTCATTCTGAAATATCCAAGATTGATATGGATATATACGGCAGGATTGAAAACAAACAAATTATACTGACACTTGAAGAAATCGGCAGTGCCATTGCTGAAGGAACACAGGTCACATTTCATTATTCCGACTGTAGTATTGATGGGGAACCGAATATCAGGCGTGACAGTAATGGGAAAGAAAAGCAGTATACCGTCAATCCCTATCAGATCATATCCAAAAACGGACATTCCTATTTAATATGTAATCTGCCGGAATACCATGATCTGACGCATTTTCGTATTGATCGTATCAAGGACTGCCGTAAAACAGATGTGCCTTCCAGATCACTTCGTATGCTGAAAGGCTTTGAAACAGGTATCAGACTATCGGAGTATATCAAATCACATCCCAATCTTTGGAGCGGAGTTCCCACACATATTACGTTCCAGTGTAAGCAATACATGATGAACGATGTTGCAGACAGCTTTGGTACTGACCTCCGTATTGAGACGCTGCCTGATGATATGATGAAAGTACACGTTTATGCAAGCGAATCCTCCATGCTTCACTGGGCGGTACAGTTTGCCGATGCTGTTGAGGTCTTATCGCCTGCAAGTTTACGCAAACAGATCGCTGAGACACTGCGAAATGCTCTTGAAAAATACGAAACATAAGTATCCCTTTTTTGGTACATCGACCGTGATATAATAGAATTATAAACGAAAGGGAACGTTCAGCTGATACCGTCTGTTGGTCGTGTTGCACATTTACGGCATCATTCTTTTGTGCAAAAGGGAGAATTTTCGGATTTTCGCCCGAATCTTCGGAATTGAGATTTTTGTGTGCTATAATGGCAACATAAAGAGAAAGAGTGAGGAGGTATGCTTATGTATCAGTACACTTGCGATTCAAAGTATTGTGCCACCTGTTCCTGCTGGTCAGGCGAGCGGAAGATTTGCGATCATTTTGGCTCAAGACTTGAGGTCAGCAGCCCAATGGCAACAGGCAAGTGCCTGAATCAGAAGTCAGGCGCTTGGAGACAAACCAGACAAGCAAACGGCGGATGCTCTGCACATGAGAAGTGGGGAGCGTTGAGGTAACAGGAGGGATGACACATGGAATTCAGATGCAAATTATCAGAGGTGGGCGAAATGGTTGTTCGACTGCGTGAGGCAATTAAAGAACCACTGAGAATGTATGAGGTGCATCCAACAGAGGAATCGCTCGGCTGGGGACGCAGTATGGTATGCGAATTTGATTATACTGTTCATGTGCCGGAGTTGAAACTTTTCTTCCGTGATGCAGTAGAGTTTGAGTTCGATGAGGAAGAACAGGATGATGTGCCGATCGAAGGAATTCTGCATTGTTACCATGAGGGTGAAACAGAGACGGATTGTGGTGTTTACAGCAGTATTTTGAACCATGTATTGTGGTACATCAAAGACGCAGGGCTTTCCATTGAAAACCCCGAAGAGCTTGAATGTGTGATTGATATGCCGTATGATGTGAATTTGGAGGGTATATAATGAACGAGACAGATATGAAGTTCATGGAATTTATCGAAAAACTAAGGGAAACCGAAACAGGTAACGAAGACCAAACAATCCCTGAAGTGTTTGGTATTCAGTACAAAGAAGTCTATATCACAAAATGGCTGGCTTTTCTTCTGCGGCAAAAGCGCTTCGGCTGGCAGATTCTGAACGTATTAATCGGTTCAGATAAAGTCAAAGAAAATTTTAATTATGATGTGTACACCGAATATGTTTTTGAAAACGGACGCAGAATAGATATTTTGATTGAATCTCAGGACTTTCTGATAGGCATTGAAAATAAAATATGGTCAGGCGAACAGGAAAATCAAACATCCGACTACAAAGAAAGCATGAAAGAACTATCATCAGATAAGGAATGTATCGGCATCTATCTTCATCCGGAACAAAATAAGTCTGAATCAAAATACTTCAGGAATGTCACATATACAGAGTTATATGATGCATTAAGTAAAATTAATGTTCCCGATTACCCAACATCATTTGAAAAGATGATGTTTGAACAGTTCATGCTGTATATAAAGGAGTACTTATATATGAAGAAAAGTGAATTTCCTGAAATATCTAAACGCGTAAAATTCTATGCACAGTACATTAATATAATCAACGAGATAAGTGATGAGTATAAATCGGCATATTCCCAAATAATAGAGTGGCTTAAATATAAGTTTGAGAATAATAAAGAATCCGAATATGAGGTGTTAGAGGCAGGTGAAGGGTATATGCAGTTAGCACCCAAAGGATGTAAAGAAAAGTGGAAAGATATTGGTTTTCACTTTGAAATTTTGTGGTCAAGAGATTTCATGGTAAATGGTATAATTAAAATTGAAGTTCATTTGGAAAAAACAAAGGGTGACAGTATACAACAGGTATTCAATAAATTGAATATTACCACTATTGAATATCGTGGACATAATAAACCTGTAGTACCAAGTAAAGCAATATCCTGCAATTTCAAAACTAAAGAAAATGCAGAGGAAACATTTAAGATAATATTGAGTGAACTGGAAAGGTTAAGGGCGGAACATGAGGAATGGAAGACGATTATCTAAAGGTGTACAGTACACATTCGACAGCTTTGAGGTCACCAAAGCAAACAGCAAAGCCCTTGAGAAAGCTAAGCAGTTTACCGAAAATGCTGATTCTAAGCCGTTAGCAATATTCGGCGGTACAGCAACCGGCAAGACGCATCTACTCTATGCTGTTAAAAATGCGATTGAGCAGAATGCACCTGATCTTCATGTTATCCTCACCACAACAGCAGATATGGTGGCCTCTCTTACAAATATCATCAGTAACGGCGGTACAGCAGAGCAGTTCCGTGAGCAGTATATGCAGGCGGATGTCCTTCTTGTGGACGATATACAGGAACTTGCAGGCAAGGAGGCAACACAGGATGAGCTCATCCTTCTTTTCAATTCGTTCTGCGAATCCGGCAAGCGTTTCATGATGACTTCTTCTCAGAAAGAATCTCGCTATGGCATTAAAGATCGTCTTTTAATACGCAGCTTTTGGGGCGAATTCGCTGTAATTTCTAAGCCATATATCAATGTTCAGTTGCTTGCTGACGAAGAACGTGCTATAATTCGTAATGGACTTTTGGAAGACGGCGAGCATCTTGTTGATGTTTTTGATCTCAATGATTTCAAAGCATATTTTATAAATATCTGGAAGTATTTCAGTAACTATATCGGATTTTTTGATGTTGACCGCAAGGATATCAAGTTGATAAATAATCTGAATAATATTCTGAATGTATTATTGTATGAAACTCCATTGGAGGAGTGCGAGTGTCAGACCTGCATTCTGTTCACTAAAGCGCTGCTCTATACTATTTCATCATATGATATTCAAGTGTGCAAAGGCGGCTTTTATGGCAACGGCGTTCTTTACATCCCGTTGCCTCATCATGCAGGGACAAGTGATTATATTGAAATAACGATCAACGAGTTCGATGAGGAGTTCTTACGGTTTTGCAAGGAATATCAAGAATATGAATGCTTCTAAACCATATTTCAAGTATTATTAGAAGTGTTGACGTTCTGATTAAGATTGGAGGCAGTGATGAGGGTATCTGTGTATTCAAGAGAAGCGATCGAGCATATCATAGCAGAAGGCTCATTCCCTGATAATACTGCCGTTATCAGCTTTTGCAATTCTGAGCTGAAGCATATTGACAAAGACTATTCCCATGTCGATTACAGCAGTGTTTGCAGTGATGTGTTCTATTGCGAGGTTGATGATCTTGACCTTGATTATCTGACGAAAAAGGGATATACCTACGAAACATATTTTCCTGAAGCAGATGATCTTGCAAAGTTCATTGTAAAAGCTGTCAGTGAAAATAAAAACATTGTTTGTCAGTGCGAATACGGTCAGAGCAGAAGTGCGGGCTGTGCAGCGGCAATAAAAGAGTATTTTTATAAAGATGGTATCTCTGTGTTTGCAGATTATAACTATTATCCGAATCAGGTTGTATTCCATAAAGTTTATGATGCACTTGTAAAAATAAATTCTGCATATTGCAACACCTATCATTCAAGTAAAGCAACAGGTGTTGAAACTTTATTGCTCAAGCAATCTTTAGAAAAAGATGATTGTTATCATTCATTAGAAGAAGCATATTTCAGGCTTCGTCATGGCATTGCTAAAGTTAATGTTTCTTTGCATATTGATGATGCGAAAAGAATTTGTCACGGACCTCGTATGGGAGAACATAATATATATGTAGAGACAACCTTCAAATATTCCAATAAAGATATTTTACTTACCGTTTTTATTCCCAAAATAACAACATATATCAAGCCAAACAATCATGATTATTATTTAGGAGCGGCACAAAAATCTTTAGCTTTTACGGGACGTGGCTCGCTTTCATTCGATATTATAGGAATTATGGAACTGGATTGTAAAGAACCAGTTATAAATAGGGCGATCATTACGAATATCAAAGCAGTACCAGAACGAAACTCACATAACAGTAAGTAACGGTTATGTGAATTCCAATTTTCACAAGAGATATTTTATAGTGGTTTATGTGGTGTTTCGTTTATCATTGCTTTATAAATTCAAACACCAACACCAAATAAAAAGTGCCGTAAACTGCGAATTTACGGCACTTTTACTGTCAAGGTGTTTTTCTTTTCAAAAAATTTGAAAATTTCATCTCCAAGTTTGACAGCATTTATATGCTTGCCGTTTGGTGTGATGTTGACAATTCTGCCACCGTTGGTGAATCTGCTGTTCTCTGGTAATCCTGTCCACTGGTGTTTTTAGATCTATCATGTTTTGACTTTCTTAGTCATCTCCTACCCTCGTGTTTTGGTTATCTCCATTTTTCTGAGTTTTGTTGTAAGAATCGGCGGTACAAGCGAGAAGATCGTGTGTATCAAAGGTTTCGACTATCTAAAAACACTTTCTCAGACAAAGTATGTTATATTTGTTGATAAGACAGGGTGTGTTTGAAGTTCGCAACATTCATCATAATGAGATAGAAAATGCAAAGCTTTTGGAATATGCTGTATTAGCGGCGTGTGTATCTTCTCACTCGGTCAGCAAGAGTTTGCAGAAAACATACGGCAAATCGATCAACTGCAGCTGTGTTACAAATATTCAGGGGATCAGCGGCAAGGGAATTCGTGCAAAAGAGAAAAGAGGATTCTCGCTGAGGATATATTAAAAAGGTCGGATGATAAGGACAGTGAAAATTGTTGTAATTACTCCGGCGATATGATATAATATGTACAAAAATGGCGGCAACCCTTGAAAAATCAAGGGTTGCCGCTTTTCTTGTTACTAATTAGTTATTAGTTCAATGTTCAATCGCAGTTCTTCTATATTTTTGTGAGTGTAGACTCTTTCACCCGTTCCCTTCGACTTATGCCCCATAAGCCTATCAATACAGACCTTGTTTGCACCCGCCGAATCCAACCGTGAACGGAAGGTGTGGCGGCATTCATGCGGTGTGTGTTCCATTTGCAGCTTGTCCATAATATCAGCCCAAAATTCCCGGTACTGGCTTTGATTTAGCTTCTTTCCGTTGTACTCAAACAAATATCCGCTTTTGGACTGTTCAAAGCGTTTCTGAACTATACTTTGAATTTTTGAATGAATTGGAACGATACGATTTTTACCCGCCGCTGTTTTCGTTCCCCCGGTCATTGTCAATTCTTTCAAGTCAACATTGGAAATTTTCAGGGCTATCATTTCCGAAATTCTGAACCCGGTGTAAAGGAAGAACAGAACTGAATCAACCCATTCCAAATTTTGATTTTCCCAAAGGCGGGAAACTTCTTCATCCGTGAAGATTTCTTTTGTTGTTTCTGGGATTGGATCAGAGGTCAACAGGCTTGAACACTGTTTTGAAATTATATCGAGTTCCATTGCGAAACGGTCAAGATGCCCCCAAAGGTTTTTTATTGCCCCTTGGGTAGAATATCCCTTCCCACATTCATCAATGCAAGATTGCATTTGATATGATTTAATTTGGTTATACCGAACCTTCCCCAATTTGGAACAATACTTGTATGCAGATTTCAGGGAACTTTGATTTGATGAACCCAATTTTACAGCTCGCTTTTCAAGCCATAAATTATAGAGTTCTTGCAAGGTGATTTTGTCCGTTTCAATATCCCACGGATCATTGTTGTACTTTGCAAGCATAATCAAGCCTTCTTCCCGTGTGGCAGCATAACCTATGGGCTTTTGCCTTCCTGATACACCTTCCTTCACAATATAGGGCTTTCGCCTGTTCCCTGACAGCTTCGTTACTGTTCCATATCCATTTGGATTTTTCATAAACTTCACCGCCTATCTTGAAAAATCAGGCGTGAGGTGATATAATATAGACAGACCGCCTAAATCACCTCATCCTGATTTATGGTCGCTATCCCCCGTTGGTGTTGCAGCACTAACGGGGAATTTTTTGTTTTATAAGGAATAGTTTTCGTTATTCTGTAAAGTGATATGCTGAAAATCAATGAACTTTCTATATTCGGAAGCAGTGCCCCAAAAAGCAAGCATTTTTTCTTCATTGCTTTTTGAAGTGTAATTTACCACCAAATAATACTTCTTAATTCCTTTCGCTTTTGTTGTTGAAACAGCTTCCCCATGATACCGCAACATGAAGTTTTCTTCTTCCATTGTTGAAATACTTTTAATTTGAGAAAGCGCAAGTGTGACCGTTGTTTCTGGTTTTATTCGCTTAATTGATAAACCCGTTTCATCTATTTGTATTCTACAAGGGTAATCTTGCGGGAAATCCAAGCCTTCATAGTGTTGTACTGGAATTCCGGGAATTTTCTTTTTGAAAAACATAACAAACTTCCTTTCTGAATTTGAAATTAACTTTTCAAACCTTCAACTTATTCAACTTCAACTTGTTGTTTCTATTACTTTTATATTTTGAATAACACTATAAATTGATATTGATTTTTTCTTCAATCATTATAATAGGGGTTTTAACTTGAATAACTTGAAGAACCGCTATTTCACAGCATCATTCAACTTGAATGTATCTTGAATGTATCTTGAATTTATGTTGAAGGTTTGAAATTCACATAAATCACATTGCCTTCCCGCTCGATGATTCTTTTTGAATAGAATATTTTTTCTGTTCAAGCAGAATCTTCATCCTTTCGATTATGCTTCCTCTATCGTAAACATCTAATTGGGAATACATAGAAATAGCTTCTATGAATTTTTCACGGTCAATTTGATCTAATTCAAGATATGACTGGATAAGTTCAAAGGCTTCCTTCCCATATGCCTTTTCGATAAGTTCACAGGCATTTACTTCCTGATGCAATTTTTCATAGTCAATTTCCATTGGAACATCATTTCCCATTAGCCATGAAATATTTACATTCAGTGCTTCTGCTAAAGCATAAAGGGCTTGCTGTTTTGCTTCATAAGTGCCATTTACATATTGGCTGATTCTTGGTTTAGATAATCCGGTAGCTTTTACAAGGTCGGCTTGTGTCATATTCCGAATTTGCATAGCTTCAATCAGCCTTTTTCTAAATGTACTTGACAAGGGGATCACCTTCCTTTCTACTTTTTATATTATAAAGCAAAGTTAAGGAAAATTCAAGTGGTTTAAAAAAAAAGTTAAGTTTTCTTAAAAAAGCCCTTGACAAATCAAGTTAAGGATGCTATACTATATTTAAGGTTAAGGAAACTTAACCTAGCAACAATGAACAAGGAAGATTTGGAAAATCTGAAAAAGGATGAAGGGTTCTACAAAATCAATATTTGCGCTGAACACCTTGCAAGATCTTTTGAACAGGTTGCGGAAACGCTGCTTCACAAAATGGCGCACCTTTATAATTTACAGATTGGGGTTCAGGACACAACCCGAGGTGGTGCTTATCACAATAAGAAATACAAAGAAGCCGCCGAACAGCACGGTTTGACCGTTGGCAAGGATGCAAAATATGACTGGACGGTAACCACCCTGAACGCCGCAAAAGTTTTCCGAAAATCCCCGGTGCAGCCAAAACAAAGCAGTTCACCCGCAAGTATGTTTGCCCGATGTACGGAACGATTATCAGAGCAACGAAATGTTCATGTTGTGCAATGTAGAATTCGAGGAAGAAGCTTAAACAGCTTCTTCCATACCCAAAGAAAGGAGTGATAAAATGTCGTTCAATTATTCAAAGTTAAGGGGGAGGATCAAAGAGAAATTCGCAACGCAAAGTACATTTGCCAAAGAACTTGGGATTTCCAGCGTTTCACTTTCCGCAAAATTGAATAATCATGTGGAGTTTTCGCAAATGGAAATGGATAAATGTTGTGAACTTCTTGAAATTCCAAAAGATTTTATTCCTATATTTTTTTACACAAAAAGTTAAGGAAGCTTAACTGAAAGACGGTGAACAGGATGAAGAAAGTGATTGCGGCGTGTATTGATCGGGTTTTAGAGTTCGATACACAGCAGGAAGCGGCAAAGTACCTTGAAACCTTGCGTGATAAGAAAATCGAATTCCGCATTGTGAACCGAGAAGCTGTAAATGGTAAATGCCGTATCAGGGTTCAGGAGAAGTACAACAAAAGCCCGATGATTTCCGGGTAATACAGCAAAGAAAGGGTGAAGTGAAAAATGACATTTTCAGAGAAATTAAAAAATCTTATGACAGAATTGGGCTTGTCGCAGTCCAAACTTTCAAGCCTGACCGGGATTGGTAAATCCTCTATCAGTCAGTATCTTTCCGGGAAGAACGAACCTTCCAAAGGTCGCAAGAAGGAAATTGCCCGTGCCTTAGGCGTTCAGGATGATTACTTTGAACAGTTTGAACCTGCTGCAACGGTTCAGTATGGTTCGGTAATCAATGTTCCTGTTCCCCTTATTGCCTGCCTGATGGGTAAGTCAAAGGAATTTGTAACGCAGGGGTTACGTGACGGGGTTTTTCCGTGGGGGTATGCGGTAAAAATGAAGAATTGGAGTTACTTCATTTCTTCCGTGAAATTCACTGAATATACCGGGATTGAAATTCCTGTGAATGACTTAGGAAAGGCGGTTTAAGAGTATGAGCGAAATTATTAAAGGGTTCAAGGTGTTCAACCCGGATTGGACATGCCGAGATAAACAGTACAGTTGCCCCGGGAATTTTGAGGAAGATGTTACCCTGTCTGTATGCAACAGCGGAATGCATTTTTGCAAAAAGGCAGCAGATTGTTTCAATTATTACAAATTCGACCCCAATAATCATGTTGCAGAGGTCGTTGCATGTGGCAACGTCATGGAAGACGGCGACAAATGCGCTACGGATAAATTGGAAATCATCCGTGAAATTCCATGGGCGGAACTGTTAGAAATTGTTAACACTGGAAAAGGATGTACAGGCAAATGCAACAGCGGCAATTGGAACAGCGGCGATTGGAACAGCGGCAATTGGAACAATACCAACTTTTCAAACGGTTGTTTCAACACTGTTGAACCGAAAATTTATTTATTCAACAAACCATCCAACTGGACATATCGTGATTGGCTGAACAGTGAAGCCTGTTACATGATGAATCGGATTCAGGGGGGTATTCTTGAATGGGTTTACCCGTCGGACATGGCTGATGATGAAAAAACAGCACACCCGGAAGCTGAAACTACAGGCGGCTATCTGAAAAAAATAGACAATTCTGAATGCGCCGTTGTTTGGTGGCGTTCGCTGGATCAGCGTCAGAAAAATGTAATCATGGCAATTCCGAACTTTGACAAGGCAATCTTCAAGGAGATCACCGGGATTGATGTTGATGCAGATTAAGGGGGGGTGCGCTTATGCAGCTATATCCTCACCAACAGACCGCCTTAGAGAAAACCGCCCATTTCAACAGGGTTGCATATTACCTTGATATGGGTTTAGGAAAAACATTTGTAGGCAGTGAAAAGGCGAATTCTTACCATAAAAGAATTGTGCTGGTTTGTCAAAAATCCAAAATTGATGATTGGATCAGCCATTTCAGAGAGCATTACCCGCTGACCGTGTTTGACCTGACAAATAAAAAGCAGCTTGAAGAATTTACGGGAACAATCGGAAAGTGTGTGGGCGTTATCAATTATGATTTGGTGTTCAGGCGTTCATATTTCGCCCATATAAGCAGTTTTACATTGGTGCTTGATGAAAGTTCCATTATCCAAAATGAAGCGGCAAAACGGTCAAAATTTATCCTGAAAATGCAGCCCGAAAATGTGATTTTGCTATCTGGCACACCAACAGCCGGGAAGTATGAAAAATTGTGGTCGCAGCTTCAGTTACTTGGATGGAGTATCAGCAAAGACCTTTTTTACAAGCAGTATGTTGAAATGGAATGGATTGAGGATCACAACAGCGGGTTCAAAATCCCCCACATTGTAGGTTACAAGAATGTTGACCGACTGAAAATGAAACTTGCTGAACATGGTGCAATTTTTATGAAGTCGGAAGAAGTCTTTGATTTACCTGAACAGACTGTGATTCCTATTCATTCCAAACCAACAAAGGAATACCGCAAGTTCATGCGGAATGCTGTTATCACCATTGACGGGCGGGAATTTATCGGTGACACCATTCTTTCAAAACGAATTTACGCCCGGATGATGTGCAGTTACTTGAATAAAGAACGGGTTGCAGCCTTCAAAGATTTGGTTCAGTCTACGGAAGATAGATTGATTGTGTTCTATAACTTTAATGAAGAATTGAACACCATGCAATCAGCTATTGAAGAACTGGAACGCCCTGTTTCAATTGTAAATGGCAATTTTAAGGACTTGACCGCCTATGAAGAAGCGGACGATTCAATCACATTTCTGCAATATCAGGCAGGTGCGATGGGGTTGAATTTGCAGAAAGCGAACAAAATTATTTACTTTTCAATGACGGACAGAAGCGAATTGTTTGAACAGTCCAAAAAGCGAATTCACAGGATCGGGCAGGAAAAGACTTGTTTCTATTACCTTATGATTTGCCCCGGAACAGTCGAAGAAGATATTCTTCACACTTTGGAATTAAGAAAGGATTACACGGATGAACTATTCAAGAAATATCAAGAAGGCTTCGATTGGTAAGCGAATTCTGATTTCTTGGTTGGTTGTGGCGGTTATCTTTTCCCTTGTGGGCATGGTTGTCGGTTCAATCATGATCAAGAAATCAGAGGCAGAAGTTCAAACGGAAATTTTAGATTATGAGCAGTATGACGGGCGAATTTTTACCGGGGAAATGTCGCAGGATTGGGGCAACGGCAATTTAGATTTTGTTGCTCTTGATGTTCCGCTTGACAAGAATTTGCAGGAATTTATTTTCTACTTGTCCGCTGGCTACAACATGGATTTTACTTTTATTATGGCGGTTATTCAGCAGGAAAGCCAATACAACGCCGATGCGGTGAGCAAATCCAATGATTACGGCTTGATGCAGATCAACGAGGTAAACCACCCGTACATAACAGAAACGCTTGGTGTGACAGATTTCCTTGACCCTTACGAAAATGTGCGGGCAGGAATGTTCATCTTGCGTAAGCTGTTTGAAAAATATGAAACCCCTGAAAAAGTGCTTATGGCGTACAACATAGGGGAAACAGGCGCAGGAATTCTTTGGAAACAGGGAATTTTTGAAACTAACTATTCAAAATCAGTATTGCAAATTCAGCAGGAAATGAACGATGAATTGGAAAGGAGTTCAAATGATTAAGTGTAAACAGGCAATGGAAAATTCTGATTGCGGAAAAGACTACTGCTGTTTGGAGTGCGAGGAAAAGGAAACCTGTAAGGATGTTTGTTCCGATTTATCCCCGGATTGTGAGGATGCTGTGACAGAGGAAACCGCCCTTGCCACGATGAAGCAGGAAGCGGCGGCTGTTATCAAGGTCATTGCAGACTTGACCTTGCAGAAGAAGCAGATTGAGGATCAGGAAAAGGCAATGCGTGAAAAGTTGCGTGAAGCAATGGAGAAATACGGGGTGAAATCCTTTGAAACCCCGGAAATCAAGTTCACTTATGTTGCACCTACCACCCGCACAAGCATTGACAGCACGAAACTGAAAAAGGATTTGCCGGATGTGGCTGCAAAGTATTCCAAAACTTCTAAAATTTCCGCTTCCGTCAAAATCACGGTGAAGTGATATGGCAGAAGAAAAACTTTTTGAAGGGCAAATCAAGAAATACTTTCATTCTGTCGGTATTTACCCGGCGGGCTATCCAACGGACAGAATGAACGCCCCTATGGTGGGGTGGTACACCAAAATTTGGGGCGGCGGTTTTCAGAAGTCCGGCATTCCTGACATTATCTGTTGCGTGAATGGAGTAATGCTGGCGGTGGAAGTCAAGTCTTCCAATGGTAGACCTTCCGAACTGCAAAAGCTAAATATCAGCCGTATCAACAAATCAGGCGGCGTTGCAGTTTTCCTTTATCCGGAAGGGTTTGAACAGTTCAAAGAACTTTTGAAAGGGGTGATAAATTGCGGTACTCACATTCCAGCGTTGATTGCTTTGAAAAATGCAAACACAAGTACGAAATGCGTTACATATACGGGATAACCACCATTCCCCCGGCTGAACCTGATAACGCCCTGATTATGGGGCAGACGGTTCACACGGGCATTGAAAAGAGCCTTGAAGAAGCAATCAAAGAATACAGTTTCAGCTATCCGATTATTACCGATGAACATATCAACGAAATAATCAAGTTTGAAACAGTGATCCCGCTTGCAAGGGCGGGATTGCCGCCCGGTGGAGCATTTGAAGTTGAGATTGCAGACAGCGATTTCCACGGGTTCATTGATTACCTTGTTCCTGTGGATGATGGGTACTTTGATTTGTACGATTTCAAGTATTCAAACAATGTATCAGGCTATAAGCAGTCAAATCAGCTTCACCTTTACAAATACTTTTGGGAACGGAACAACCCCGGAAAGAAAATCCGAAATATGTATTTCCTGTTTATCCCAAAGGTATCAATTCGGCAGAAGAAAACCGAAACTTTGCTTGACTTTCGGCAGCGTTTGAAAGAAGAACTTGCCGGGGCAGAGGTCAAAACCGTTCAAATTGGATTCAACCCTGAAAAGGTCATTGAATTCCTGTTTGGAATAAAAGCTATCAAAGAAGAAAAAGATTTCCCGCAAAATAAAAGCTATTTGTGCCGTTTTTGCGAGTATCAAGAAAATTGTGAGAAAGGATGGAACTATTTTATGAAGTTACCTGAAAACAAGAGAAGAAACATTGAAGCCGTTGAAAAGCGTGTGCTTTGGATTTATGGTGTTCCGTTTTGCGGCAAGACCACCTTTGCAAATAGCTTCCCTGATCCGCTGATGCTGAACACGGATGGCAATATCAAGTTTGTTGATGCCCCGTATATTCGCATTAAGGACGAAATCAAGGTTGAGGGGCGCATGACGAAAAGAACCCTTGCGTGGGATGTGTTCAAGGACACCATTTCCGAACTGGAAAAGAAGGACAACACCTTCAAGACGATTGTTGTTGACCTGTTGGAAGATTTGTATGAGCATTGCCGCTTGTATATGTATCAGCAGATGGGTATTACCCATGAATCCGATGATTCCTTCCGTGCGTGGGATAAGGTCAGGGGCGAATTTTTGAATACCCTGAAACGCCTTATGAACCTTGACTATGAAAACATTATCCTGATTTCCCATGAGGACACGAGCAAGGACATTACCAAAAAGGGCGGCGATAAGATTACGGCAATCAAGCCTAACTTACAGGATAAGGTTGCAAACAAGGTTGCCGGAATGGTGGATGTGGTTGCCCGTATCGTGGCAGACGGTGACACCCGCACATTCAGCTTCAAGAGTAATGAAGTTATTTTCGGCGGCGGGCGTTTGAAGGTGAACGCAAAGGATATTCCGCTTGATGTGAACGCCCTGTTTGCGGTTTACGATGAAGCCAACAAGAACGCTGCTTCCGGCGTTGTGACAGCAGCCGCTTCCACGGGAAAAACCGGGCGCAGCACCCGCAAGAAAGCAGAGGAAGCACCCGCCACAACCGCAGATAAGCCGCAGGACAAGCCCGCAGAGGAACAGGCGGTAAACAATACCCATGAACAGGAAACCCCGCAGGAAGACGCAGATAAGGCAGAGGAAAAGCAGTCTGAACAGGCAGCAGAGCAGAAGGACACAGCAGCCCCGGTTGATGGTGCTATGAATCCCCCGGAACCCCCGGCAGAGGAAGAAAAGCCCCGCCGTAAGCGTAAAGCAAGAGATTAAGAAAGGTAGGTACACAGTACGAACAATCCGTTTGGTATTCCTGATGACCTGATGACCGCCGCTATTGTGGCAGCTATGAAGGAAAGAAGCGCACAGCAGCAGAAGAACAGCAAGCCGGAAAATCCCTTTAATATGGATGTGGTATCTATGGCAAAAAAGTCCGCAAAGACTGCAAAGTAGCTTTATGATGTCTATGTTGAAGTGGGCTTCACGCAGGAACAGGCTTTTGAACTGGTTAAGGGTATCTTGACTGCAAAGAAAAACTAATTACAAGAAAGGTTAAACAGGTGAAAAATTATGGCTAACATTTGGGAAGAATTCGATAAGAGCATTGACACGGAAGGTTTGGCAAAGGATGTTGAGGAAGCAGCAGAAAACGGCGGTCGCCGTGAAGTTCCGCATGATACTTATGAGGTGGCAATCAACAAGCTGGAGCTGACAAAGAGCAAGAAAGGTGATCCGATGGTCACTTGCTGGATGAATATTGTTGAGGGTGAGTACAAGAGCAGCTTGATTTTTATGAATCAGGTGGTAACGCAGGGATTTCAGATTCACATTGCAAACGAATTCATGCGTGCGCTGGTTCAGGAGATGGAAACCCCTGTTGAAGTCCAGTTCAAGACCTATTCGCAGTATGCGAACATGATTATGGACATTATGGAAGCCATTGATAACAACTTTGAATACAAGGTTCGTTATTACGAGAACAAGGGCTATAACGCATTTGAGATTCAGGAAGTTTATGTTCTTGAAGATTAAGTGATACAACTTGTGACCTGACAAGTTAAACAGGCGGGTGGGTTGGTGGGAAAACAGCAGAAAGGGGTGAATGGATTGCTGTTTTATGATTTTGAGGTTTTCAAGTATGATTGGCTGGTTGTGGTAATGGATATGACCGCAAAGAAAACCCATGTGATAATCAATTCCCCGGAAGAACTTGAAGCCTTATATAAGGCAAATATAAAAGAAATTTGGGTTGGTTTTAACAGCCGCCACTACGATCAGTACATTTTGAAAGCTATCCTTTGCGGGTTTGACCCTAAAAAGGTGAATGACTACATAATCACAAAGGGAAATCCCGGTTGGAAGTTCAGCAGCTTATTCCGGCAGTTCCCCCTTTGGAATTATGATGTGATGCTGAACACCGATGTAGGTTTGAAATCTTTTGAGGGGTTCATGGGAAATGACATAAAGGAAACTTCCGTTCCCTTCAATATTGACCGAAAACTTACGCCGGAAGAAATTGCCGAAACGGTGAAATACTGCAAGCACGATGTTGAACAGACAGTTCAGGTTTTCTTGAAACGAACGGAAGAATTTAATACTATGATGTATTTCATTAAGCATTTCGGGCTTAGTATGGATTACATTTCCAAAACCAAAGCGCAGCTTGCAGCGGAGATTTTGGGCGGCAATCGCAAGGGGGCAGATTTTGACGATGAATTCCAGTTCCCTATTCTTGATTGCTTGCACCTGAACAAATATAAGCATATTGCGGAATGGTACGCAAATCCTGAAAACCACGATTACAGCAAGAAACAGGACAAACAGATTGTAGCAGGGGTTGAACATACCTTTGCATGGGGCGGCGGTCATGGGGCAAGGGCAAAATATTCCGCTGATGGGGTATTCCTTATCATTGATGTTACCGCCTATTACCCTTCATTACAGAAGAAATATTACTTTGGGTATCGTGTGATGAACCACCCTGAAAATTTTGAGTTTATCCACGATTCCAACATTGCCTACAAGCGGAAGGGTGATAAAAAAGCAAGACAGCCCTTCAAAATTATGGATAATGCAATCAGCGGGCAGATGAAACAGAAATCTTCCGCTTTGTATGACCCAATGAGCAACAACAGCATTTGTATCAATGGACAGCTTTTATTGCTAGATTTGGTTGAACACATTGAACCGTATTGTAAACTTATACAGAACAACACGGACGGTATTATTGTAAAGCTGAAAGACTATGAACATGATTTTGATGTGCTGGACGATGTTGTTTATGAATGGGAACAGCGAACAGGAATGAAAATGGATTTTGATACCTATATCGGAACAATTTATCAGAAGGATGTGAATAATTACCTTCTGATTGACCGAAAAACGGGCGCAATCAAGGCAAAGGGCGGCTATGTTATGAAGCTGAATGATTTAAGCTATGACTTGCCAATTATCAACAAAGCCTTGGTTGATTATATGATTCATGGAATTCCAGTGCGCCGAACTATCATGGAATGTCAGGACTTGCGGGAATTTCAGCTTGTTTCCCGTATCAGCAGCAAATACACACACATTCTTTACGGTGATAAGCCTATCAAAGAAAAGTGTATCAGGGTGTTTGCTTCCAACAATCTCGCTGATCCGGGCGTGAAAAAGGTTCATGCGGTAAGAAAAACCACCGCAAAGCTGACAAATTCCCCGGAACATTGCTTCATTTTCAATGACGATGTGAAGGGCGTTCCCGTTCCTGATAAGCTGGATCGTCAATGGTACATTGATTTTGCAAATAAAAGATTATCAGATTTCGGGGTGGTGTGATGGACGATTTACATATTACTTACAACCACGGGAACGGTGAAATGCTTGTTCATTTAGATTACTTCTTCCCGTGTTCACAGGTTCGTTTCAATAAGCTGCTAAAAATCATTGAACTTGATTGGCAGCATGAAGCGGAATTGAAAGAGAATTTGAAAGTGAACTTTCAAAAAAGAATTGCCGATTTAACAGCCTTGTGGAAAGAAAATAGCAAACTTTACTATGACAACAAGGAAAAGGCGGCAAGTACCAAAGCAATTATTGACAACCGAAAGCACCCGAACGGGTTGCCACTTTCAAAGGATGAATTGAAAGAAGCACAGGCTGATTTCAGAGCCTACACAGCAGCTTATAAACAGGCACTTTCGGATGCAAAGAGCAATAAACGGTTCAAAGAACGGTTTGAAAAATACTTAGAATCTATGTAAAGGCGGTGAGTTGAATTGTTCTTCAAAGGTTATGTTGAAACCAAAAACAAGAAGTGCATAGAGAAGTTCAAAGGAAGAACAGACTTCAAGACCTTTGAACAGGTTCAGTCATTGCCGGAATACGCTGGAATTTTGTCAGCGGAAACAATTCTGATTGATGTGGATGATTTTGAAGCGTCCGAAATACTGTTCAAGGTTGTAAAAGAATATGCGTTGACCTGTCGAGTGTACCGCACAAGCAGGGGTAAGCATTTTCTGTTCAAGAACAGCGGAGTACCAACCAACAAGACAGGCTGCAAACTGGCAATAGGTTTGACCGCTGATATTAAAATCGGTACAAGAAATTCCTATGAAGTTCTGAAATATGACAATCAGAACAGGGAAATTCTTTATGATACCGTTGAAAATGAGGAAGCCCAGCAGCTTCCCCGTTGGTTGTTTCCGGTGAAATCCAAAATGGAGTTTTTGAACATGGAAACCGGGGATGGTAGAAATCAGGGGCTTTTCAATTACATTCTTACGCTGCAAAGCAATGATTTCAGCGTGGAAGAAGCACGGGAAACAATCAGAATCATCAACAAGTTTGTTCTGAAAGTTCCGCTTTCCGATGATGAAATTGAAACCGTCCTTCGGGATGATGCGTTCAAGAAGCCTGTTTTCTTCATGGGTTCGACTTTCTTTTTTGATAAGTTCGCAACCTTTTTGAAGAACAACAACCATATTATCAAAATTAACAATCAGCTACATATCTACAAGAACGGTATCTATATTTCTGGGCTGGCAGAGATTGAAGCGGAAATGATACAGCACATTCCGGGGCTGAACAGGGCGAAAAGAACAGAAGTCCTTGCTTACCTTGATATTCTGATCCGTGAGAATTCCAAAGCGGAAGATGCAAACCTGATTGCGTTTGAAAATGGGCTTTACAATATCGTGGATGATTCCTTTGTGGAGTTTACCCCGGAACACATTATCACAAACAAAATCAGGTGGAAATATAACCCGGAAGCCTATTCTGAACTTGCGGACAAGACCTTGAACAAGATTGCTTGTAATGATCCGCAAATCAGGGCGTTGCTTGAAGAAGCAATCGGGTATTGCTTCTATCGCAGGAATGAGCTTGGAAAAGCCTTCATTTTGACGGGCGACAAATCCAACGGTAAAAGCACCTTCCTTTCAATGGTTCAGTGCCTTTTGGGGGATGAAAATATCAGTTCCCTTGACCTGAAAGAATTGGGCGATAGGTTCAAGACCGCTGAAACGTTCGGAAAGTTGGCGAACATCGGTGATGATATTGGTGACGAATTCATAGCGAACCCGGCAATTTTCAAAAAGCTGGTTACAGGCGAAAGAGTTTCAGCCGAACGCAAGGGGCAGAACCCGTTTGAATTCAACAACTATTCAAAGCTGCTTTTTTCCGCAAATAACATTCCCCGTATCAAAGATAAGACGGGTGCGGTGCAGCGGCGTTTGACAATCATTCCGTTTGATGCAAGGTTTTCCGCTGATGATCCTGATTTCAACCCGTATATCAAGCACCTGTTAAAAACTGATGAAGTCATGGAATACCTGATAAATTTGGGTATTACCGGATTGAAGCGGGTTCTTCTAAACCGCAAGTTTACGGGTTCGACTAAAGTTCAGAAAGCAATGGACGAATACGAGGAAAACAACAATCCTATTATTGGGTTCTTCCGGGAATGTGAAGATGAAGAATTCCAAATTGAGAACGAACCAACCAATGTTGTTTATAAGCGTTATCAGGAATATTGCCTTGCAAACAGCTTGCAGCCTATGAGCAACATTGAATTTTCAAAGCAGGTCAACCGCATTTTGAATATGCGTGTTGAAAACAAATGGTTGAACGGTAAAAAACACCGTATTTTCATTAAAAACGAATAAAGGAAGGTGTGCATTTTGAATGAACAGAGAAAGAGAGAACAGAAAGTAAAGACTGGATAGGCAATCAAAACAGTATTTACACCACCTTGGGGGCTTCCAATCATATCGACAAGGAACGGCAGCAGCATGATTATTATGCAACCGAACCGAAAGCAATGGAACTTCTGCTTGCAGAAGAACAGTTTTCCCCGGTCATTTGGGAATGTGCTTGCGGTGAAGGGCATTTGTCAAAAGTGCTTGAACAGCACGGGTTTGAAGTTATCAGCACAGATTTAATTTACCGGGGGTTCGGTGATCCTGAACCGCTGGATTTCCTGAAAGAATCCCTTGAAGATTTTGAAGGGGATATTATCACAAACCCGCCGTACAAATACGCCCTTGAATTTGTTGAACAGGCGTTGAACAGTGTGCAGCTGGGAAGAAAAGTTGCAATGTTCCTGAAACTGCAATTCCTTGAAGGGAAAAGCAGGAAACAGTTCTTCTTACATAACCCGCCGAAACCGGTTTATGTAAGTTCTTCCCGCCTGAAATGTGCAAAGAACGGTGGATTTGAAATCATTGCTTCAAGTGCTGTTGCTTATGCGTGGTTTGTGTTGGAAAAAGGCTTTCAAGGTGATCCAATCATCAAATGGATAAACTGAAAGGGGTATGTATGGAGCAATTACACTTCAAAGTTAAATCCCCCGCTAATTTTGTAAAATTGGCTTGCACCATTCTTTTTGAAAGAAGTGAAAAGCTGATAGAACTTGGATATGTATGGCGGGAAGTTTTCAATGAAACGGACGGGGAACAGCTTTTTCAAAATTTTATGGAAGAACTTTTTCCTGAAGGTTGCACCATTGGAGAAAAGGAACTTATCCAAATAACAAATAAAGCAATCCGATTTTTGGAAACAGACATTTCTTGCCTTGACATTAAGGCGAACCATGATAAGACACGATTTACTTATTATGTGTATTTTGCCCCAACTCATAAGGTGTTTGAATGCGGATTTGCACAGCATGAAGATACAGTTATTAAAATTCTGAAAGATTTCTTTGGAAAGTCTATCGCTGATTATGATACCGAAAAGCTAAAACGATTTATAATCAATTCTTTTGAAATCCGTTCAGATAATACAACGGTATCTTCCATTGCGAAAGATGCTGATTTTATCCAAAGGTCGGTTTATAGAGAAAGTAGAAATTGAAAGGGGTGCAAGATGAACAAAAATAATCCTTATTACAATAGTGAAGGGTACGCTGACCCTACTGCATTTTACGGAACAAAGCAAATTGTGAAGGAAGAAGCAAAAACAGAACGGCGGGCAAATGAATTGATAAAAGTTTTGAAGTTCATCATTCGTTCATGCGGTTTTGAACTGGTTGAACGGGTGAAAATCAAGGACACAAAGACAGGAAAGGAGTTCAAATAATGGAACAGATTCAGAATGCAGTATTGGCAGCGTTTGAAGAATTCAAGAAAGAATTCGGAGAAAATGCGAAACTTGAAGAAGGTGATGAATTTGTCACCGTATTCAATAATTGTACGCTGATTATCAGTATTGAAGATGGTACGCTTAGAGAACGGTTTATTGGTGGCAAGCCTTACCGGGTTGATATGTCACTTGCAATTTATGAGGGTGGGGCAAATGAATAATTTTACTACGGTTGAACGCATTGAACAGTTTTCAAACCTGATGAACCCTTATGTTTCGGAAGAATTCAAGAAATGGCTGATTGAAAACGGGTTCTTCACAGCCCCGGCTTCCATTCACCACCACGGGGCTTATTCCGGGGCGTTGTTCGATCATAGCTTTGCAGTAACCAAAGCCCTTCTTTCCTTTACGGAACGGCTTGAACTGAAATGGCAGCTTGAACGCAGCCCCTACATTGTGGGTATGTTTCACGATCTTTGCAAGGTGGACAACTACACTTGCACGAAAAAGCCCGCCCTTTCCCCGTTGCTGGAAGGTGACAGTTGGGAATATAACAATGCAACCCTTCTTCCGGGGCATGGTGATAAATCCGTTATGATGTTGCAGCAGCACATTCAACTTACGGATGAAGAACTTTACTGTATCAGGTGGCACATGGGGGCTTTCGATGATAAAGAGAATTGGAACAGCTACGGGCGGGCAGTAACCAACTTCCCGAATGTGCTTTACACCCACACCGCCGATATGGTAGCAGCCCGGATTTTGGGGGTATGAGCATGAACAACGATGATAAGGAACATCTTGAATACATAAGGGCATGGGTGCAGCAGAAGAAACAGCATGAAGCCCATAAGCAGATTGCAAAGCGGAAAATCAAATATCATTTCCGAATGGCGTTTCATTGGCTGATTGAACTTTTCAAGAAAGGACGGTAAACAGATATGAAGAAACTTTATGATGGAATTATCGGTTTAGTTGTTGGGGATGCTTTGGGTGTTCCCGTTGAATTCAAAAAGCGTGATACTTACAAGGTAACAGATATGATTGGTTACGGAACTTATAATCAGCCGTCCGGTACATGGTCGGACGATAGTTCAATGACCCTTGCAACCATTGAAAGTATAGGGCGCATAGGTTCATTTGATGCCGCTGACATTATGAACAACTTCTATCAGTGGTTGCAGAATGACAAATTTACACCGTGGGGCAAAGTGTTTGATGTGGGCGGTGCAACACGGCGGGCAATCGTGCGATATGCAAACGGAACTGACCCGGTGAAATGCGGTGGTAAAACCCGCATGGATAACGGCAACGGTGCGTTGATGCGTATTCTTCCTGTGGCTATGCTTGCGGAAACTGATCCACATGACAAGATGGTGACAGTGAAAAGCATTGCAGGGCTTACCCACAACCACCCAATTTCACATATCGCTTGCTTCATTTATGCGTTCATGGTTGAAAACCTGATGAACAATGTTGATAAGCGTTCAGCCCTTTCCAATGCAATTCAGGTTGTGGGCGGGCTTTACGGTGAAACGGAAATGTGGCAGGAATTCCGCTTCCTTGCTGAAATTGATAAGCTTGACCGTGATGAAATCAAAAGTTCCGGCTATGTGGTGGACACGCTGGAAGCTGCTGTTTGGTGTTTCCTGAATTCGTGCAGTTATCGGGAATGTGTTTTGCTGGCAGTGAACTTAGGCAGCGACACCGACACAGTAGCGGCGGTTGCTGGTGGACTTGCCGGGATTTATTACGGTTGCGGTGGTGAAAGCGGTATTCCTGATGAATGGATTGCACAGATTTCACGGAAAGACTGGATCGAAGGATTATGTGATAAATTTAAAAATTAACTTTCAAAACTGAAAAACATTCAAGTTTTCATTCCAGTTACATTCAAGTTGTAGTTGTGGGAACTGGAATGCGAAGAAACGCTTGCTATATGGAGTTTTTCATTCAATTCATTCAACTTCTTCAACTTGTTTTTGAGTTCTTTATAAGATAGAAAAAATCAATATCAATTTACAGTATTTTTCTAAAAATAGAGTAATAAGAAACAACAAGTTGAAGTTGAATGAATTACCCGGTGATTATTTGTAAACCCGCATGAACACAGACTTTTTCTTCATTCCACTTTCACATTCAAGTTAGAAAGGCGATGCTTCCATGAAAGCGAAAGAATATTTGCAGCAGTTGCAGCGATTAGATACGATGATAAATCAGAAAATCAAGGAATTAGGTGATTTGCGCCTGATGTCGCAGAGTGTCGGCGGCATTGATTATTCAAAAGAGCGTGTGCAGTCCAGCCCTTCCGGGGATGCCCCGTTTGTGAAGCCTGTTTTGCGTATGATCGAACTTGAACAGGAAATCAATGCAGAGATTGACCGCTTTGTTGATGAAAAGCATGAAATCATCAATCAGATTCAGGCTTTGCAGAACCCAAAACATATTGATATTCTGTATAAACACTATGTTGAATTCAAACGGCTTGAAATCGTTGCCGTTGAAATGAACTTTACATATCAGTACATCGTTGAATTGCACGGTACAGCGTTGAAGGAATTCCAGCTTACCCATGAAAACCTATTGAATTCCAATGATGAACCATGATATAATAATATAGTGAAAAATCAGTGGGAACATAGTTCCTTGCTGATTTTTTCGTTTTTCCGGTGGGGTATTCATAGCCGAATGAAAGACAGGTCGGTGAACTCCTCTACCCACCGGGAAAATCTTTTTGCGTTTTTTGAAGCCTTGAAAGGGGGTGTTGCCGGATGGCACGAATGACAGAGAAGCAAAAACGATTTGTTGAAGAATACCTGATTGACCTGAACGCAACACAGGCAGCTATCAGGGCGGGCTATTCACCTAAATATGCCGATAGGGAAGGTCACAAATTAGTAGAGAATAGTAGAGTTTCGGAAGCGATTGAAAAAGCCCTTGCCGAAAGAAGCCGCAGAACCGGGATAAATCAGGATCGAGTTGTTCAGGAACTTGCCAAAATTGCATTTGTCAAAATTACTGATGTTGTCAATGATGATTGTGAAATTCTTCCCGATGCTGATGAAGCTGACCTTGCGGCGATTGAATCAGTAAAAGTAAAAAGCATTCCTACAAAAAGCGGTGAAGTAGGTGTTGAACGGGAAATCAAACTTTCTTCAAAGCTGAAAGCCCTTGAATTGCTTGGTAAGCATTTGGGTATGTGGAATGATAAGCTGGATGTGAACATGAATGTTCCTGTAATCTTTGAAGGGGAAGATAACATTGCCGATTGACGATAATGCAATCAGAGTAAATCTTCCCGCTTTGATAGATATAGGATATGGGGATTTTTGGCGTACAAAATGCCGTTACCGTGTGTGTAAGGGTAGCCGTGGTTCAAAGAAAAGTAAAACAACCGCATTGAACATGATTGTTCGCTTGTTCAAATATCCTGAAAGCAATGGGTTGTGCATACGCCGATTTTCAAATACTTTGCGTGATTCAGTCTTTTCAGATTTGAAATGGGCTATTCATCAATTAAAAGTGGATGAACACTTTGATTGTACTGTTTCCCCTATGCAGATTATACGCCGTTCAACCGGGCAGAAGATTCTTTTCCGTGGGCTGGATGACGGTTTGAAGGTTACTTCTATTTCTGTTGAAAAAGGGGTGCTATGTTGGGTTTGGTTTGAAGAAGCCTATGAGATACGGGAAGATGATTTCAACAAAGTTGATATGTCAATCCGTGGTGAAGTGCCTGATGGATATTTCAAACAAATTACATTGACCTTTAACCCGTGGAGTGCTACAAGTTGGCTGAAAGCCCGGTTCTTTGATACGCCTGATAAAGATGTGTTCACTAAAACTACCACATGGCAATGTAATAAATGGCTGGATGAAGCTGACCGCAACATTTTCTTGAAGATGAAGCAGAACAATCCCCGCCGTTACCGCATTGAAGGTGATGGGGAATGGGGCATTGCGGAAGGGCTGATTTATACCAATGTTGTTTGTGAAGATTTCGATATAAACGAGGTTCGCAAAATCAGCGGTATCAAATCGGCGTTCAACCTTGACTTTGGTTTTACTGACCCGAACGCCTTTGTTTGTGAAATGGTGGATAACGCTGCAAAGCGTATTTACATTTTCGATGAATGGTATAAAACAGGAGTAACCAACAAAATCATAGCTGAACAAATCAAGGCTATGGGCTACGGCGGGCAGAAGATTATTTGTGATAGTGCTGAACCGAAATCCATTGCAGAGTTGCAGGAAGAAGGTATTCAGGCAGAGCCTTCCCGGAAGGGTAAGGACAGTGTGAACCACGGCATTCAGCTTATACAGAACTATCAGATTGTGGTTCATCCACGATGCACAGAGTTCAAAAAAGAAATTGACAACTATTGTTGGAGCAAGGACAAAGACGGTAAACCAACGGATAAGCCGGATCACGAATTTTCGCACGGTATGGATTCCATGCGGTACGGTGTTTCCAAAATCCTGTTGCCGGATGCGTTCAGTTTCGACTAAAAATAACACATTAGTAACAAGAAGCCTTGAAATCATAGTATTTCGGGGCTTTTGTCTTTATTATGCAATAGAAAGAAGGTGAAAAGGGTGAGCCTGATTGACACATTGGCGGTCAAAGTATCGAACCTGATTTTGCAGGGTGCAGATATGAGCGATAAGCAGTTCTTTGAACGGGAAATCCAAAAGTGGAAGAACAGCCCGCAGCGTATCATGCAAATCAAGGGGCATTTGTACTATGACAATGAACACGATATTTTGCACCGAAAACGAATGATGATCGGTGAGGGCGGTGAACTGCAAGAGGTTGACAACCTACCAAACAACCGCCTGATTGATAATCAGTATGCAAAGTTGGTGAACCAAAAAGCGAACTACCTTTTAGGTCAACCCTTTGCTATTGAAGGTGAAAATCAGCAGTATGTTGAACTTTTGAAAAAAGTGTTCAACAAGCGTTTTATGAAAACCCTGAAAGCAGCAGGAAAGGCAATGCTGAACAACGGTATCTGCTGGCTGTACCCTTATTACACCGAAACGGGCGAATTTTCCTTCCGAATGTTCCCCGGCTATGAAGTGCTTCCCTTTTGGAAAGACACAGAACACACTATTCTTGAAGCGGCTGTCCGCTTGTATTTGGTGTTTGGGTATCAGGGTACAACGCCCGTACTGATTGAAAAGGTTGAAATCTATGATTTGAACGGTGTTCACCGCTTCATTTTGGACGGTTCAACCCTTATTCCTGATTTACAGGGTGTTGATGATAACACTTCCCCGTACACCACAACCACGGGTAAGGACGGGAACACCCTTCCCCTGAATTGGGCGAAAGTTCCCCTGATTCCGCTGAAATACAATGAATGTGAAATCCCGCTTTTGAAGAAGGTGAAAACCCTTCAAGATGGTATCAATGTTATGCTGTCCGACTTTGAAAACAATATGCAAGAGGACGCACGAAACACCATTCTTGTATTGAAGAACTATGATGGAACGAATTTAGGGGAATTCCGAAAGAACCTTGCAACATACGGTGCGGTGAAGGTTCGCTATGACGGGGAAACCAAAGGCGGCGTTGAACCCCTTGAAATCAAAGTCAATGCTGAAAACTATAAGGCTATCATTGAAATTTTCAAGAAAGCCATTATTGAGAACGGCATGGGCTACGATGCAAAGGATGATAGGCTTTCCGGCAACCCCAACCAAATGAATATTCAATCCATGTATTCAGATATTGATTTGGATGCAAATGACATGGAAACAGAGCTGCAAGCAGCTTTTGAAGAAATCCTTTGGTTTGTAAACGCCCACCTTGCCAATACCGGGCAGGGCAACTTTGACGGTGAAGAAGTCAACATTATCTTCAACCGGGATATTCTTATCAACGAGAGTGAAGCAATAGATAATTGTCAGAAGTCCGTTGGTATTCTTTCCGATGAAACTATTGTTGGTATGCACCCGTGGGTTGATGATCCGCAGCTTGAACTTGACCGCTTGAAGAAGCAGAAAGAGGAACAGCAGGCAGAATTTGAAGCCCAGCAATTCAACCCGTTTGCACCACAGCAGCAGAAGGGTAACGCCCCGCCTGATGATGAAGGGGGTACGGTGAATGGATAACGCTGAATACTGGAAGTTGCGGTTTGAACAGCTTGAACAGGCGCAGAACCAAAAGGGCGTGAAGGCCTATGCTGATATTGAACGGCAGTATAAGGAAGCCCAAAAGCAACTTGAAGGGCAGATTGCCCGCTGGTATCAGCGTTTTGCAACCAACAACGGAATTTCCCTTGCGGAAGCACGGCAGTATTTGAAGGGTGCAGACCTGAAAGAATTTAAGTGGGATGTGCAGGAATATATCAAGTACGGACAGGACAACGCCTTAAACGGCGGCTGGATGAAAGAACTTGAAAATGCTTCTGCAAAGTACCACATTTCAAAGCTGGAAGCCCTGAAAGTACAAACGCAGCACAGCCTTGAAGTCATGTATGCAAAGCAGTTCGGCACTATGCACGGGGCTTTGTCGGATGTTTTTGAAAGCGGGTATTATCACACGGCGTATGAACTTCAACACGGGTTCAATGTTGGTTGGGATATTGCCGGACTGGATCAGGCGCAGATTGAAAAGGTACTTGCTAAACCGTGGGCGGCTGACGGGTACAATTTTTCTGAAAGAATTTGGGGAAACAAGAACAAGCTGATTTCGGAAGTTCACAACGAACTTTCCCGGAATATCATGTTGGGTGCTGACCCGCAAAAGGCTATTGATTCTCTTGCAAAGAAGATGAACACTTCCAAAAACAACGCCGGAAGGCTTGTAATGACGGAAGAAGCCTATTTCAGTTCAGCCGCACAGAAGGATTGCTTTGAAAGTTTGGGCGTTGAACAGTATGAAATTGTTGCAACGCTGGATTCCCATACTTCCGACATTTGCAGAAGCCTTGACGGGAAGCATTTTCCCATGAAAGACTATCAGCCGGGAGTGACCGCCCCGCCGTTTCATGTTTATTGCCGTTCAACAACCGTTCCATATTTCGATGAACAGTTTGACATTGGGGAACGGGCGGCAAGGGATGAAGAAACCGGGAAAACCTACTATATTCCCGATGATATGAATTATCAGGAATGGAAGGAAACCTTTGTTGATGGCGGTGACAAGTCCGGGTTTGATGTACTGGACGATGGTTCAGCCCTTCACTACACCCACCATGAAGAACCTGAACCGCCGAAACCAAAGAAGGAATATCTGACAAAGAAGAAGCTGCAAGCGAAAATTGCTGATGCAGATGTTCAGCTTGAAGATTTGGAAGCCCAATTCAAGGGCGTTTCCGGGGGGTGGACATTCGATGAAGTTTTGAAGGACTTTGGAAGCCTTGAAGATTTCACGGATGGAGATGATCTTGCAAAACTGAAAGACCTTCATTCACAGGTGGAAGCCATTGAAGCCCAAAAAGCAGAGTGGCAGCAGAAGTTGAATGAAAAGCTGATTGCAGAGCAGAAGAAAGCCCTTGTAAAACAGCAAGTGGAACTTGAAGCACAGAAAGCCGCCGTTCAGCAACAGCTTGATGATTTCGAGGTCAAGACCTATTCCGGCATTTGGTACAACAAGGATGTGACAACCGCTGATTGGGCGGGGCTGAATATCGAGGGTAAGAAGAAGTATTATGAAGGGAAGTTCATTACCGAAACTGACCCCGATTTGATGCAGAAGTATCAGGATTTATACAAGCAGTTGGAAGAACTTGATACAGAGGGCAAAGCCTACGCCGACATTCAGAAAGAGTTGAAGCAAATTCAAACCCAAATCACCAAAGTTCAAGCCGATTTGAAAAAACTTGAACAAGGTGGTATAATTGATTCGGTGGACGATGCTTTTTCGCAAGCCCGCAAGGATGCGGCAATGTGGGCGAAAAGCACCAAAGAAGCGGATGCCTTGTTGCGTGATAAGTGCGGCGAGGTATGGAAAGCGGCAAAACAAGCTGAACGCCGTGCAATCTATGATTACACTTCCGGTTCAGGTAAGTTCAACCGCCCCCTTTCCGGCTTTCAAGGTGGGTGGGGGCAATACAATAATAAAGGCGTTGGGAAGGTTGATCTGAACTATGAAGGTGCGTTCAAAGAAATTAAAGATATGACTGAAATAATCAGCCAATCCAGCTATGATTTTGATGTGTGGTTGCAGCGTGGATGTGGTACGGAAGCGATTGAAAGTTTTTTGCACCTTCCGAATGGTACACTTGGGCGAATGACACAAGAACAGCTTCAACAATTTCTTGGGCGGGATGGAAGAATATATTCTTTCACTTCAACAGGTGTTGCAAAGGGCAAAGGGTTCAGCGGCAATGTGATTATGAATATATATGCCCCAAAGGGTACGCAAATGATGTATGCAGAACCCTTTTCCGCTTTTGGTAACGGCGGCGGTAAATCGTGGGATGGTATTTCTTCACAATCAACCTTTGGTTATGAATCAGAAATGATTATTCAAAGGGGTGCTTCCTATACGATAACCAAAATTGAAAAAACGGGTGGCACAATTTTCATTGATGTTGAAGTACACCCGGAACAAGGGTATGAATTTGTTGAAGAAATGGCTGATTATGTAGGAAAGTAGGTGATGCAAATGGCAGAGCAAAAGGAAAATAATTTACACCAACCCATTTCAGGAGGCGGGAGAATTACAACGCATAAATGGTGTGATACTTGTATGTTTTGTGATGAGATAGAACCCATTGGGCGACAACCACAAACCCGCTATTGCAAAATCTACGGGGCAAACGACACGCACGGTAAACCTGATGAAGTGATTTATGAAGGTGCAATGTGTGAGTTCTACGAGAAAGAAAAGCAAAAATGAAAACAAACCACCTTTGAAAGTTAATTTTCAAAAGTGGTTTTTTCATGCCCTTTTTCAGAAAGAAGGTGATCCGCCTATCTTCCAGCTATGGGTTAAATAGCGATTTCGTCTTTTAAGCGTTGCAGACGGTAAAGAACAAGGTCAAAATGCGTGGTTCGTAACCCACGGTAAAAAACGGAAATTTTGAAAGGTAGGGAAACACAATGACAAAGGAAGATTTGATTGCAATGGGCTTGACAGAGGAGCAAGCAAAAAAGGTGATGGATTCTCTTGATGGAAATTTCGTTACCAAAACACGCTTCAATGAGGTCAATGAGGAAAATAAGACCTTAAAACAGTCTGTTGCAGACCGAGATAAGCAGCTTGACGATCTGAAAAAGTCCAGCGGCGATAATGCTGAATTGAAAAAGCAGATTGAAACCTTGCAGCAGCAGAATGCCGATCAAAAGAAAACCCATGATGCGGAAATGGCAC